ATCTTAGTCATTATAGATAACCTTTCCATCCTCAACAGGATGACTTACTTTGGTAGCAACAGTTTCATCCACCCAATAAACATTCCAAGATTCTAAGCCGGATACGTTACGATTTCTGAGATTTGGCAGTAGCACTTCTACTAGATTTACTGCTTCCTGGGCATCATTACAATCTGTGACGAACTCTACTCTAACTACTTGCATGAGCAATCTCCTTTTCTCTCATTCTACCAACTGTTATCGGCTTGTCAACCCTAAAAACTTGAGATTTTCGCTGACTATTGCCATCTTAGCCAATCTTATTGGATAAGGTGAGACAAGAAACTCGGGGGCAGGGATTCGAACCCCGACAAAAGGAACCAAAATCCTTTGTGCTACCGTTACACCACCCCCGAATGGGATAAACCAGCGGAATCTTTTACGCCCCGATTCCTAAAACCGTCCACGGAAATCCTCTCTAGAACCTTGCGGTTCGTCTGGCTCATGGCGACGGCTACTGGACTATTCTACATTATACTCCCGACGCCACACTTTGTCAACGCCAGATCGAGTTCGTTGGCGTTTGGGTCTGTTGTCCATTTCCGTATGGCAACGATCCTGCCTGTGACCACGAGCGACTTCCCAAACTGGTTTGATATTCAGTTTGATAGTTTCTGTTTTCTTGCGGTTGGACATAATAAGGAACCTGTGGTGGTTGTGGTTGATAATAATGTTGGGCAGGATATTGATACGGATACTGTGGTGGCAACTGTTGAGGTGGCCGGATCAGATTCAAGATAATGCCCAGAACTGCGAGTGATTCTACCATACTTATACTCCTTTGTCAAGTGAAATGTCCTAAAATACTTATCGGCCATCCGTAGCCGGGACTTTAGCACAAAAAAGATTCTTGTCAACCCCCCTCGTGGGGGATCCGGGCCGGCCCGCACCCCCCAAAGGAGGGGTAGCCTCCCTTGAGGGTGGGGATTTAATATAATATTAAAATAGATTAGCAATCCCTATACTAAAAGCCAGGCGACCTACACCGGAACGCTTACATCCATCAACCCTTTCAGCATAAAAGTTACGGATCTGACCATTAGCACTCTGACCAGTAACTAGGTGATTAGTACGACGGAAACTATTATCAAACCGTCTATACTTTGAACGTGCATTTAACTTCTGAATCTGCTCATCAGTCAACGTAACATTCTTCAACACCTTAACCATATGTCTTTCATAATCACCAGTCGCAGGCTGAAGATATCGAAAATGATAAACTTCACCCTGCTTTGCATTCTTCAAATCTCCACGGATACCATAATATAGATTGAACCAAACGAAACCAGCAACAGCACAAACAATACCAGCAAAAGCAATATAACCATACATACTAGACACGCTCCTTTTCTGTAACACTCTCTAAATACTGTTCCATATACTTTCCAGCCAACTCATGCCAATCAACACTACCTAGTGCGGCATTAATCATATCTGTCCACAATCCACCAATATCATCACTATCTGGCACACGATCACCATACCATTCTTTCATATCCTCAGAGAATGATATAATAGCCTCTTCTTTCTTAGTGAAATACTTTCTATCTTCCGAGATACTATAATGATGCCGTGCAACATCAATCCAATGGTCAATATTACCCTGATCATTATCAATCCACACTGAAACCAACCAAGTTTCATAGTTAGCGTAACCATTGTAAGTCTGCATAGTTCTAGTTCCTTGGGGGAAGTTCCTCAATATCCTTAAGTGTAGCAGCAACACCAGCAAAGTCAAGATGCCCAATCACATCGGGCGTGATCCAAGTATCATACACAAACTCTCCTTCCCGGTCAAGAATAGCAATCTCAAACAGACCATTCTCCCCACCATATGAATACTGGTGAGATACAATACTGGCTTGATAACCATTATCAAACTCAATAACCCTAACATACTTATTATGGGTTTTAATATTATCAACACCAACTTTAAGCGTTCGCATGATTGTTTCTCCTCTTGATGCTCTGATTCTACACTCTTTATCGTCCATGTCAACACCCAAAATCCAGAAAATCTTTTATTTTTATTTGGCATGGGATTTGCTATTACCCCTCCGATGGGGGATCCGGGCCGGTCCAGACCCCCCAACAGCGGGGGATCTCGCTGGCTATCAACACGAGCAATCAAGCCGAAGGCTTAGGTGGGACAAGCCCACCCTCGCCTCCGACCTTCCCAACCCCTCAGGAAGTTACCTTGGGCTTCTTCAGCCGCTTTAGAATCTTACGGGCACTAGTAACCTTTTCTTGATAATATTCAATATCTCGTTTGATTCTATCATAAATCTTTTCCGGTACTTCAGTAGTATGCTGGAAATGATTATAAAAGGTTCCACGACGAATACGGGAAATAGAACACTCATATCCACCAATCAGAGAACGCAAAGTAAAGTTATAAGTCTTACCATGGTTCCTAAAGGTCACACCTTCAACCACATAGAAACTATTTTCACTATTAGGAATACCTTTGAAGTCATACCTACCAGTTCCCTGCACAATCTTACCAACCAAGTTTTCAGGACTGCAATCGTAGCACATAATAGATTCTCCAAAGAGGGGTTAGTTAACGTTTCCAATCGTTATGCTCTCATTATACCTAGTATCGGCACGGTGTCAAGAGAAAATCCAGAAAAAATAAAATTTTATTTGGCACGGCATTTGCTGGGCATACCCCCCGAATGGGGGATGCCGGCGGGCCCGCACCCCCCAAAGGAGGGGGTACGGGTGTTCAGTATTCGTCATACTGCCCATGATCCCAATCGTCGCCACCGTACAGGTCTTGCCACTCGGTGTACTCGTCGGGCTGACCGTCATCTTCATAATCGCAGCCATCCACCCATTCACCGTCGAGCATTTCGTCTTCGTCGAACATTTCGTTTTCTCCTTGTGATGCTCCTATTATACAGAGTATCGGCAACCCGTCAACCCCTTCTCAAATATTTTTTTCATTTTTTTCCATGACCACATCAAGCCAGATTTCCCCATCTTCCACAACATACCCATATTCATGAGTAGGAGTATAGACCCCAAGATAGACCCTATTACCCTCAATCCCCTCAAACCCAAACCCAAACCCAAACACCATGAAAAAAGCAGTGAACATTTGTATCCCCTTGACAAGTACCAATCTTTCCTATAGATAGTATCGGCTCAATCCTGCACCACTCTTTAGAAAAAGAAAAGATTTTTGTCAACCCCCCTAATGGGGGATGGCGGCCGGCCCGCACCCCCACAATGGGGGGTGTTTCCCCTTGTGCGTGGGCCTCATAGGCGGGTGGTTTAGGATGTACAGATGTACACTAGTTGAACCACCTCTTTCGCAACTCGGTTGCGCCTTCGGTGATAACGCACCGCAGTAGTGTACGGTGTGCAGTACTGATCGTTTGATCAGATAGCCTACGGCTTGCACCGTGCATGCGAGCGGTGATCTCCTCATCGCTCATGGTTTCGAGCACAGCCTGGAAGTATGGGCCATTGTTTTCGATACTGAACATTTGTTTACTCCGATTCGGGATAGATTAGATATAGGTAGGCTACCAGAAGTAGGGGGGAACTGCAGAGCAGGATGATCCAGTATAGTGGTGACATTTGTTCACTCCTCACAGTTGAACGGGCATGTAGTCGATGATCACCTCACAGTGATCCTTACAGCATGGGCAGACTTCGTATTCTACCTCGGTGTCATCGAGGAACACGTTGCAGCAGCCGCTAGTGGCGACCTGAACTTCGGCAAAGGTTTCCTCGATCTGGACGGTTTCAAAGGCGATGCTCATGAGTGAGTCTCCGTTGGTAAGGTTGGTTATCATGCCCCCAAGTCTACAATAGATATCGGTAAGCGTCAACCCCTCGGCCAAGTTTTTTTTGGAATTTTTTTTGTAGCAAATCCTATGCCAAAAATAGTTTGGCACACCATTTGCTCTGGCAGCATACCCCCCTAATGGGGGATGCCGGCCGGCCCGCACCCCCACAATGGGGGGTGTACGGGTGTTCAGTGTACAGACGTTCAGTCCCACAGTGAACGTTCGTTCAGTATGTTGTCTTCGTTCATATAGAACGCCAGCGTCTTCGCTCTCGTCTCAGCCTCATGGTCAGCAGCTCGCTTCTTGGCTCGCTTCGCTTTACGCTTTGCCAACCACTCGTCATAGGCGGCATCCTGTTCAGGCGTATAGTCTAGTTCAATCTCAGGCCCACGAAAATCCTCAAGGGCGTCGAAGAACTCTTCCCCCTCTGAGAGGGGTTCTCTGTTCAGTTCTGCGATGGCGGCTTTGAACTGGTCAACGGTCAGAAAGTCGTCAGTCATGGTTAGGTTCCTTGGGTTGATGATGCTCTGATTCTACTAAACTGGTTTCGGGCTGTCAACACTGTACAAATGTTTTTCAACAACTCCAATCCTCATACGTTACCTGGCAGTGTTCGCCACAGCATGGGCAGATTTCGTGGTCGAGTTGCTCGCCAACCATTTGTTCCAGGCAGCACTCGGAGAAGGCCAGGATTTCGTTGATTTCGTTTTGCATTTCATTTCCTTTCAAGAACTGTTTCCTACTTGTCATATCGACATTGGAGCAGATTTTCTTGAGCCTGTCAACAGGTGTACAAATGTTTTTTGGATTTTTTCTGAGTAGCAAATATCATGCCAAAACTCTTACCCCCCTAATGGGGGATGCCGGCCGGCCGCCACCCCCACAATGGGGGGATAGCCCCCTTGCTTGGGTGATGGTGAACAAAAGTATAGTTATACTATAGGTTAGTATATAACAATACTATCCAAACAAATACAATCCACACTATAGCGATCATAGTATACTCCCCTAGTCTAGTATAACTGGCGGGTTATTGCCGGCAAACTCTTCATGCACACACTCATGTGTAGGGTTACCATCCTCATCATTCGACACACGATATACTCTCACACTGTACAAAGCATCCCAACCATCCCAGATTTCCATTGATTCATCAATCGCAATCTCGATACAATCTCCGGTATAACCTTCTGCTAACTCAGCCCCGTGGATATCACAAGCGACGGCAAGAAAGTGTGCATTCGACATTGGCATAGTATAATCTCCTAGTATATGAAACTCATAGACCCCCCAAAACCCCGTTATGCGGGGTAGGCGAATCGTCCAATCTTTTCGACACTCTTGATGCGGGAAAGTTTGATACTCTTGAAACCTTGTGTTTCACTATAAAGCACGAGAGTGTGTGTGCTATCTTTCTTGGAAGCATTGAATGATTCAAAGAAAAAGTTATCAAACACACGATCGTCGTCTCGCACAACACGACACACGATACGGTCGGTAGTATTAAATGCTTCTTTTGCAATGTTCATGATATTGTCGATTTTCTGAAAACCGTTCATCGTTTCGTTCCTTGTGGTTGTCGTTGTCGTTCTGCATTCATTCTACAAACTGAATCGGCATTGTCCAGAAAAAACTTTTGAGATTTTCACGATTTGGTCATAAGTCTAGTATTTTCAACCACTTACGTCACTTGGGATTTTCCGATTTTCTGGGTGGACACTTGGGATTTTGAGAAAATCGGCTCGCCCGAACTGCCTGACGGCATCAAATCTGTCACCCCGAACACACCAAACCGACCACCCCGAAACCCAAAACTATAATATACTAAAAATATACTAAGAATATACTAAAAATATACTAAACATACTAAAATATATACTAAAATATATACTATATAACATATAATATACAAAAGGGGGTTTTTATATTTTATACTGGCGGTATAACACCCTATATAAAATCGCGCGGTGGTCCAAAAACAATAAGCCCCCAAATACAAATATGTAATACCTAAACTATCCTCTTTGCCCCTTTGATGCTATAAAATGTTGCTTCTTAATTTCTTGTGTACTATAATATATTGCTTGGCTTTCAAAACACTAATCAAGGTGAACATATGAACAATATCGTATCCAGCGAACTTAGAGTTAAAGCCTCTGAGGAACTTGAACTTTCTGCACAGAAAGACCTAGAAAAAACACAAACAAAATCCATCGGATCACTGCTTAATGAAGAAAAAGAAGAGAGTAAAGACACACAAGCAGAATAATGTAACAGAGGAAGAACTTCTAGAAACAATAGAAACCATCAGCAAGAAGCTCGCCTATAAATTCAAATTCGGATATCACGAAATAGAGGATATGCGACAGCAAATTAGCGTATTTGCAATCGAAGGACTTCAAAATTACGACCATAAAAGACCACTAGAAAACTTTTTATGGACCCATGTAAGAAACCGTCTCTTTAATTTCAAAAGAGATAACTATCAGAGACCAGATAAACCATGCAACTCTTGTCCTTTATTCCGACCCAACAACCCTTTATTCCCTTCCTCCTGCGAAAAATTTACAGACACCACTGAATGCCAAGACTTTCTTACATGGCACAACAGAAACAACAGCAAGAAAAACCTAATGTATCTTAATACCGTAGAGGACATTAAAGAATATATAGTAAATTATTCTAACGACCATGTTGAATCAGTAAGTAACAAGGAGATCCTAGAGATTATAGAAGAAGAGCTTCACGGAGAAGCCAGGAAAGTTTATTTAAAACTTAAAACCGGAATTAAAATCAGTAAGCCAGAAATGGTTATTCTTATCAACGATATTAAAGAGATTATAAATCATGAAGGCAGCTAGAAAAAGAGGGCAGCTCAGTACAGATGAGCAGAATTTCATTCGTGACAATATCGGCTCTATGAGTATAGAAGATATAGCCACTGCTCTAAACAGAAGCACAAAACCTATACAAAGATATATTGTTGATCACAAGCTCTCGTTCGACCCAGAAGAAAATATTACCGATCAAAATCTTCGATTAAAATTACACGCCAAAACATTCTGGTCTGAAATTACTCGACAATTTGACGAAGAAACAGGAGAGCTTGAATATTTTGAAAATACATGGATCGGCCTAGTAAAACAGTTTAGAGAGGACGTACTTCCTGCTGAAGAACTTCAGATCAAACAGTTTATCACAATAGACATTCTTATTAATCGCTCTATGAAAGAAAGAAAGCGACACATCTCAGAAACAGAAAGACTTCAAAGAAAAGTAGACGACGAATACAACAAGCCTGAAGACCAAAGAGATATTCCTAAACTCACAAATCTCGAAACACAACTCTCATTCGCCCGCAATTCTATAGCAAGCTATACAAATGAATATACCAAACTGCTTTCCGAACAACAAAAAATCAGCAAAGACCTCAAGGCCACCAGAGAACAAAGAATCAAAAGAATCGAGGATGGAAAAAGTTCATGGGTCGGACTAATCAGAATGCTAGAAGATGAAGTTCTTAGAGAGAAAGAAAGTAAAGAAATGGAAATACTCTCCATTGCAACACAAAAAGCTAAAGAAAAACTCTACGAGAACCATCAATATCAGGATGGGAAAGTAGACCAGCCAATCTTAACACCAGAAAGCTTGGAGTATCTAGATGATGAGGAACTATAATGACCCTTTGTATAAAGACTGGAGGAAAAAGATTTATGCTCGGGATAAGTTTACATGTCAATGGCCAGGATGTAAGAAGAATAAAAGCCTACAAGCCCACCATATTTATAAATGGAGTGACTTCCCCGGATTAAGATATCACCCCGACAACGGTATTACATTATGCAGAGAACATCATAAACAAATAACCAGCAACGAAGAAGCATATGTTAATTTCTTTAACAAATTAATTATGGAGAAAAAGAATGAAACTTGAAAAAACAATCACACTTTTACCGCCCCCACAAACAGGCCCCAATGGAGAAACTACAAATCCACCCCCATATACAACAGACGAACTTAAAATTCTCTATATAAGCCACCCATCGCAAAAAGAATACTATATTATCGTTGAACCTTGCCCCACCAATATTATCCTATTCAAAGACGAAAACTTCCGAGAGGACATCACAATCAAAGACGCCCAGGAAAAATTCCGTGAGGTTTCAGCCAAGGATGGGATAGAGTCCTTCCTGCAAAAAACTTTCCCTCCCACATTAGAAAATGATCCTTATGGTCCTGGTAGCATTCTTGCTGGAATGTTTTCTGCTCTTGGGATAAAGGCTACTCCTAATTGTAGTTGCAAGAAAAGGGCGCTTGAGATGAATATTCGTGGGATAGAATGGTGCGAAGAAAATCTAGAAACCATTTGCGGCTGGCTTAAGGAAGAGAGTCAAAATAGGGGAATTCCTTATGTTGACGCAGTAGCAAAAATGGTTGTTAAAAGGGCGATAAACAAAGCTAAGAAATATAGAGACGAGAAAAAAAATGAAGCATGATAATTTTACCATCATAGTTGATACTAGAGAGCAAAACCCTTGGGAGTTTGGTGCTCATACTACAAGCAGAGAGAAGATTGATACGGGCGACTATACAATCGAGGGCATGGCGGATCTTTTGTGTATAGAGAGAAAACAGAGTGTAAGTGAAATTGCGAATAATATTACCGAGAAGAGGTTCCCGGCTTTTTTAGAAAGAATGAGCGAAATCCCACACCGGTTTATGCTTTTTGAATTTGATTTAGACGATGTTTATCAGTTTCCTGTTGGATCTGATATTCCAAAAAGAATGTGGGACAAGATGAGAGTTTCGAATAATTATATTCTTAAACAGATTAGTCTTTTTCACATAAATTACGGCATACATACAGTTTTCTGTGGTGATGCAGATAACGCAGAAAAAATGGCAGTTAGAATAATGAGATCAGTACATGACAAATACAACAGAAACTAGAGATGTTTTTGCCGATAGTTGGCTAGGCCTAGGTGATATAAATAAACTTATTCTTCCAGACAATCCTCTCTTTGGAAGAACTAAGGAAGATATAGAAAATCCCGATAGACATCTACTTCGTCTTCTCAGAAATCCCAAATATTTCGGAACCACTGTTAAACTCCTTATGGGTATAGAGCTTCATCCGATTCAGGTAGCACTCATGCAAGAGTTTTGGTACAGACCTTTTCCTATGTTTATTGCATCTCGTGGTTTTGGTAAGTCTTTTTCTTTGGCTCTTTATAGCTTTTTAAAGTGTATAATGGTTCCAGGCACAAAGATTGTTATTGTTGGTGCGGCTTTCCGACAAAGTAAAGTTATATTTGAATATATGGAAAACATGTGGAGAAATAGTCCTATAATCAGGAGTATATTTAGTGGGAATGAAGATGGACCCAGAAGAGATGTTGATCGTTGTACTATTCGTCTTGGTGACAGCTGGACTATCGCTGTTCCTATGGGAGACGGAAGCAAGATTAGAGGTCTTCGTGCGCATATTATTATTGCTGATGAGTTTGCTAGTATTAGTCCGGATATTTACGAAACGGTAGTAGCAGGTTTCGCAGCTGTAAGCGCTAATCCTATTCAGAACGTGAAAGAAGAAGCTCGCAAGAAAGCAATGACAGAGGCTGGAATATGGACCGAAGAGCTTGAAGAGATTCAGATTAAAAAAGGAAACCAAGCTATTATCAGCGGAACGGCGGATTATAGTTTTAAGCATTTCGCTTCATACTGGAATCGTTACAAAGCGATTATTAATAGCAAGGGTAGGCCACATAAATTAAAAGAAATTTTCGGCAATGATGCGCCAGAAAACTTTAATTGGAAAGATTATAGCATAGTTAGAATCCCCTACGAATTAATTCCTAAAGGTTTCATGGATGACAAACAGGTTGCTAGAGCCAAAGCTACGATTCATACCGGAATTTATAACATGGAGTATGCCGCTTGTTTCACTGAAGATAGTGATGGGTTCTTTAAAAGAAGTTTGATAGAAAGTTGCGTTTGTAAAGAAGACAAACCAATAATAATTAATGATAAGAAGATTCTTTTCGACATAGCCACTAAAGGCAATTCTAAATACAAATATGTTTATGGAATCGATCCAGCTTCTGAGAAAGATAATTTTAGTATAGTAGTTCTAGAACTTCATCCCGATCATACTAGAATAGTTTATTGTTGGACAACAAACAGAACAAACTTTAAAGAAAGACTAAAAACTGGACTCGTTGGTGAGCACGATTTCTATGGTTTTTGTGCTAGGAAAATTAGAGAGCTGATGAAAGTATTTCCTTGTGAAAGAATAGGAATGGATGCCCAAGGCGGTGGTGTGGCAGTAGAAGAGGCTCTGCACGATCCTGACAAGATACAAGAAGGAGAGCAATTAATATGGCCTATTATCGATCCAGATAAAGAAAAAGATACAGATGATCAGCAGGGACTTCATATTTTAGAACTAGTGCAGTTTGCTAAGGCTGATTGGACAGCAGGTGCTAATCACGGATTAAGAAAAGATTTAGAGGATAAGGTTTTATTATTCCCAAGGTTCGATGAGCTTTCTTTAGGTTTTGCTTTAGACAGAGAAGGAAAAGATATACTGGACACGGACATGGAAAAGATCTATGATAATGAAAGTGAATGTATATTAGAGATAGAAGAATTGAAAGATGAACTTACAACTATTGTAATGACACAAACAAGTAGTGGAGTTGGGGGAAGAGATAAATGGGATACTCCAGATATTAAGCTTCCAAATGGAAAGAAAGGAAAACTTCGTAAAGACCGTTATAGTGCATTGATTATTGCTAATATGGTTGCTAGGCAAATTAATAGGCAGCTTATTACAGATATGAACTATGGTGTTATCGGAGCAAACCTGAGAACTATGAAAGGAAAAACTGGCTCTATGTACAAGGGGCCTAATTGGTTCACAGAATCAGCAAATGATGAAATTTATAAAGGGATATACAGATAATAGTGTATGAAAATTGTAATACTATTGCCAATCATATTACAATACAATTAGGAAAATTATGAGCAAAAATACAAATATACCAGATGCAAATATAATTCCAGAGAACGCTTATATTACCTGGAGCGACGAGAATCTAACAGATAAGAGAAACGCTCTAACAGAAGCTTCGAGGAGTCTAGAAGAATTTAGTGGTATAGATAGAGCTTCAGCGGGATACTATTACCCTAGAGATTTTTCTGATTTAGCACCAGGGCCAACTAGCGGTAGACCAGGACTAACCCGTAGAGACTACGATGTGTTCCGTCCTGAAGAATCTATTCCTAGGAAAATTAAAAGTATTATTCAGCAAAGTGATATCGTTTATAATCGTGTTGGTCTAGTTAAAAATGTTATTGATCTTATGGGCGATTTTGCTAGTCAGGGAGTAAGGATTTCACACCCTAATAAAAAAATACAGAACTTCTACCAGAACTGGTTTCAAAAAATTCGTGGTGTTGATAGAAGTGAAAGGTTTTTAAATAATCTTTATCGTCTTGGTAATGTTGTTATAAATAGACAAACAGCAAAGATCAGTACAAAAGCTGAAAAGACTATGTATAAAAGCACTGCAAAGTCTGACATGAATTTAACGTATAACGATATTAGTCCAGATGTAGAGAAAAAGGAAATACCTTGGAAATATACTTTTATTGATCCTGTTCTTGTTGATATTGTTGGCGGTCCTTTAGCGAGCTTTGTTGGCAAGAAGGTATACTCTATAGTATTACCTGGTAATTTACGCAAGATGATTAATTCCCCAAAGACAGAAGCAGAAAGAGTCATAATAGCTCAATTACCAGAAGCAGTAATTGAAGCAGCAAAAACAAAAAAGCCGTATGTTTTAGATCCCAACAAGACTATGGTGTTTTATTATAAGAAAGACGACTGGAAAGCATGGGCTTATCCTATGATCTATTCCATAATGGACGACATTAATGTTATTGAAAAGTTAAAGCTTGCTGACCTTGCTGCTCTCGATGGCGCAATAAGTAACATTCGTATATTTAAGCTTGGTAGTTTAGACCACAAGATTGCTCCAACACCAGCGGCTGCTAGCAAACTTAGTAATATCCTACAGAATAATGTTGGTGGAGGAACAATGGACCTAGTATGGGGTCCAGATATCGAGCTTATTGAGAGTAAAACCAGCGTTCATCAGTTTTTAGGAGAGGCTAAATATACCCCACATCTTAACAGCATTTATGCTGGTTTGGGTATCCCTCCAACCCTTACCGGAACCTATGGTGCTGCTGGAACAACCAATAATTTTATTAGCTTAAAAACTCTTACACAAAGACTACAATACGGAAGAAGGGTATTGTTAGAATTCTGGAATCATGAAATTTCTATGATTCAAAAAGCTATGGGATTTAAAGAGCCAGCAGTGATTGAATTTGATAGAATGGATCTTAGTAATGAAGAAGCAGAAAAAGCTTTGTTGCTCCAGCTAGCAGATAGAAATATAATAAGTGACGAATATCTACAAACAGTATTTGGTATTAATACCACGATGGAAAAATCAAGAATTAAAAATGAAGAAAAACAAAGAGACGGTGGAAGAATGTCACCTAAGGCTGGTCCTTATTATGATGGCGGAACTTTTGAGAATGGATTAAGAAAGATTGCTCTTCAGATGGGTCTTGCTACTCCAAGTCAAGTAGAATTAGACCTTAAAGAAAGACTTCCTGGAGAGAAAACTATTGTTGAAGTTAAAACAGAATCTGAAATAGAAAAGATCAAAAGCCAACCACCCAAAGGTGTTCCTGGAGAGGGAAGGCCAATGAATTCTAATGACACAGAACAAAGAAAGCAAAGAGAGTTTAAGCCACAAACCGGTATTCCTCAAAATGCTTCTATTGTAATATGGGGACTTGAGGCTCAGGAGAAGATTTCAGATATAATGAATCCCCATCTTCTTGACTTCTACTCTAAAAAGAATATGAGAAGCTTATCTTCAGAAGAATATCAAGAAGCAGATGAAACAAAAACGAAGATATTCTTATCTCTAGAGCCAAACGCACAAGTGACAGACGAAGTAGTTTTAAGTAAACTCAATACTATTAATAGTATTGAAAATAAAAAAAGACAAATAAGTTGTTTATCTTTTATAGAGTCTATGAACAGAGAACTAAACAGAACAATGACAGCTGAAGAACTAAAATATACGAAAGCTTATTTTTATTCTATGGTGTAAATAAAATTATTCTAACTATTTCTCATAACGGAAGAAAATTATGAATATTTATAAAGCTGAAATCGAAGACGGTCTAGAAGAACAAATCAAAGCTTCTGCGTCTATAACATTTGCCACAATAGCAGAGAAGGGATCTGAAAACACACTATCTGCATCACAAAAGAAAAGAATAAAAGCTCAGGCTGGCGTTAACGATAAAGATCTATATTATACACAGTCTATATTGGTTACCACAGACTGGAATAAAAATGATGATATCTTCGACAAAGAAGAAGTTTGGGCAGCCAAAGACACACCAATACACAAGCCAACAAATCTAGAACATAGAGAGACAGAAATAGTTGGACACATCACAGCAAATTGGCCTATAACAGAAGATGGGATTTATATTCACCCAGAAACTCCAGTTGAAAATCTCCCCGAAAGATTCCACATATTAACTGCATCAGTAATTTACAAAGGATTTACAGATCCAGAATTAAGCGGTAGAGCAAATCAACTTATTGCGGAAATCGAAGAAGGAACTAAATATGTAAGTATGGAATGTTTTTTCAATGGATTTGATTATGGCTTAACAGATAAGAGCACAGGAGAATTTAAAGTATTAGCAAGGAATGAAGAGACAGCATTCCTAACAAAACACTTAAGGTCTTATGGTGGGATTGGAGAACATGAAAACTATAAGATAGGTAGAGTTTTAAGAAACATTACCTTTAGCGGTAAGGGATTTGTTGATCGACCTGCAAATCCAGAGAGTATAATTTTCGATAAAGAAGATTTCAAGTTTGAAAATACTTATTCTTCTCAAGAAAAAAAAGATAATTTTAATGAACAAGGTGTATTTTCTAGTCAAGCCCAAAATAAGGAGGCAAATATGAATTCCGAAGCAACTAACCCAACAGAAAAGGGAGAAGCTATGAGTGATTGTTCAGAAATGGTAAAGGAAGCTTACGCTTCTGTTGAAACAGTAAAGGCTCAGGCCTCCGAGCTAGAAGCAGCTCTTGACGCAGAGCGTGTTGCTCACGCCGAAACCAAGACTGCTTTAGAAACCGCATTAACTGAAAAAGAAGAAGCTGCTAAGATGTCTGATGAAGACATGAAGAAGAAGAAAGACGAAATGGAAAAGATGAAGGCAGAACTTGATGCTGCAAACGAAGTTCTCGCTGCCTATAAGTCTAAAGAAGAAGAGATGAAGAAGAAGGAAGCTATGATGAAACGCAAAGCTTCTCTTCTCGAAGCTGGTCTTGATGAAGAATCAGCAACTTCAAATGTTGAAAAGTTTGAATCACTAGACGACGAATCCTTTGAAAACATGGTTTCACTTCTCGCTATGATGAAGAAGAAAGATGAAGACATGAAGAAAAAGGACGAAGAGGCAATGATGATGAAGAAGAAGATGGCTTCAGAATCTGAAGATATTTCAGAAGCTCTTGAAACAGCTGAACCTTCAGAAGAGCCTGATCTTAGCGTTGCTAGTGAAGAAGTTAATGAACTAGAAAACACAAGAGCAGCTTTAGTTGATTTTGTATATAGTAGACTCGGTAAAACACCTAATAAGTAAGGGAGATTAAACATGGCTTTAAAACCAGATCGTGTAGAAGCATACACAGACATCTCATTCTTCATGAATGAAACAGGCGAACGTGGTGGTGTTGTAGTACATTCCACCGCAGGTTCAGGAGCAGCAATGGACGATGCCAATGCTGTTGTTGAATATGCCTCAGATCCGTCTGGAACAAATCCAGCGGGTTTACTACTATGTGATGTTGTTGATCTAGATCTAACAAGACAGCACATTAACTTTTATAAAGACGAAGTTCAAAAGGGAAGTAAAGTTACATTACTTCGTCAAGGTACAGTAGTAACAGACGTTGTTGCAACAGGTCTTAACATTAGCGCTGGCGATGTTGCTTATTATGGCGCCAATGGTGCTCTTACAACTAGCAGCACTAATAGCGTTCAAGTTGGTCGTTTCCTAAGCGACTATGATGCTGACGGTTATGTTAAAGTAGACATCAACATTACATAATTTTAGAATAAGGGAGAATTAAATATGTCTAACAGATTTGAACCAACACCAGAGCTTACAGATCTTCTAAGACGCTCTGGTTCCGCTAACAAAGATGAAGCTGTTGCAGCCGGCACAGAATTTGCAAAAGCTCTAGAATTACCATTACGTCAAGGCGTTCTCAATGGTGATATCCTAGACGGCATTTTCGAAACCGTGGTTCTACAACCAGGCGCTGCTCCAGAATTTCCTCTTGATTTTCTAGCTCCAGGTACTGAAAAAGATTTTGTCGCCTATACCATTCCTAATCATGGCTATATTCCACAACGCCATATTGAGAGTGATTATGTCATGGTTCCAACCTATGACATTGGCAACTCAATCGATTATCTTCTAAAGTATGCTCGTGACGCCCGCTGGGATGTTGTCGGTCGTGCTATGGAAGTTCTTGAGGCTGGTTTCGTTAAGAAGATGAGTGATGATGGTTGGCACACAATGCTAGCTGCTAGCGTTGACCGTAATATCGTTGTTTATGACAGCGATGCAGGTGCGGGTCAATTTACAAAGAGGCTCGTTTCTCTTATGAAAACTGTTATGCGTCGTAACGGTGGCGGTAACAGCACTAGCAACAATCGTGCCCAACTAACTGACCTATATCTTTCACCAGAAGCTCTTGAAGATATTCGCAACTGGGGTGTCGATCAGGTTGATGAAGTTACTCGTAGAGAAATCTATGTTGCTAACGACGGTGCAGGTTCATTAACCAGAGTCTTCGGTATCAATCTACATGCTCTAGATGAACTTGGTGAAGGCCAGGAGTATCAGCTATATTTCGAAAATGTTCTTGGTGGATCAATGCCAGGAACAGACGTTGAAGTTGTAGTTGGTCTTGACCTCAGCAAGCGTGATAGCTTTATCATGCCAGTTCGTGAGCAGGTACAGATCTTCGAAGACGAATCACTACATCGTCAAAAGAGAGCTGGCTACTATGGATGGGCAGAGCAAGGCTTTGCTGTCCTAGATAACCGTAGAGTAATCTTGGGTTCATTCTAAGAATTACCGTTCACTACAAAAAGAAAGGCTGGCCTTGTGCCGGCCTTTTTTTTTAGGTGTATATAAATACTGTAATTATTTAAACATAGGGGAAAGACTATGCCAGCCACCCAATATGACTTCAATATCGAACAAGGTTCGTCTTTTAAGATGACACTAGTATATAAAGACAAAGACAAAAATGTGATAGATCTTACAAACTGGTGTGCTAGACTCACAATGAAAACCAGCAACAATACAACTTTAGTTTTTGATACAACGAATTTAGATTATAGTGTATATAAGTTTAGTATTGATGGTCCAAACGGCAAGATAACGCTTCTTATTCCAGCAGAAACAACAAATATTTGGACTTTTAAAAAAGCGAGATATGATTTAGAACTTCAGAGCCCAGATGACATTTATAGCGGTGGAGGTAAATATACTACAAGATTAATATATGGTAATATAAATATCATTAAAAGATTTAGTTTATCTTCAAATAATATGAGTTGTTGAAATGGAAGAATGTTGCCACTATCATGTTGATATACAAGAATCTCAACAATATTACGTTGAAATAGAAAGTACTATTGGGGCTGATTTAAATAATGTTTATTTGGAGATAGATACTTGCACCAAACCGCTTCTAGTTAGCGATTTACCAGACAATATTCCTGTTACATATATTAGTGGTTTAGATAATTATCTTAGTGAATTTATAGATGACTATGAAATAGACTGCGGCACACCTTAATTTAAAACGGAGATAGAAAATGCCAGTAAATACAAGACTACAAGTAAGAAGAGGAAGTGGAGAACTATGGACAAGCGTTAATCCAACTCTATACGCTGGTGAGATTGGTTACGAGACAAATACTGGTAAGTTTAAGGTCGGTGATGGCCAAACGGCCTGGACAACCCTAGATTACACATCTGTGCCATTAAATTCTGGTAACTTTATTAGTTATTCTGGTGTTAGTGGTTCTGGTGTTAATATTGATTTTGCTGATGATCAATCAAGTGCGACTTGGTATATTGACACAGATTGGTTAGACAACTTTATCGCTCAATCTAGTGGAGCTATTAATGTTGAAGGTGTTCAGGATATTATTGGAAATAGTGGTATTCTTGGTGGTTTTGGAATAAATAAAGACTATAACGATGGTACGGGCTTTACAACAGTTAGTGTTACTGGCATGGCACTAAGGGTTGATGAGAGTACAGGTATCGGAGTTTCTACAAGCACAGAAAATAACAATAATGTTTATACCGTTAGTGTTACAGGAATTGCTCATACTCTTGTGAACGATTGGACTGAGGCTGTTCAAGACACAGTTGGAAGTGGCGCTGGAGCAGGCTTCTTGGTTAATAATACTGGTGTGGGGTGGAACTATAATGATGGAGCGAATGAGCTATCTGTTGCAGTTACAGGTATTCCACATACCTTAATCACAGACTGGGACACTGCTATTTCAGGCTCTATTCCTGACAATGTAGACACGGTATTAGTAGAAGGCACAGGAATAGGATTTATTTATAATAGTGGCTTAAATAGCCTCACCATAGGCGTCACAGGCACATTAGAAGACCTTAGTGCTAATTTAACTGCTACTGCCAGCGAACTTAATGTTCTGGATGGAGTTACTCCAGGTACTGTTAGTGCTGGTGACGCAGTAGTTGTAGACGGAAGTAAGAATATTGGAGATTTTAATGTTGTAACAGCAGTTACTTTCTCTGGTGATCTTGTTGGTGATGTAACAGGAAATGCGGATACAGCTACAGAAGCAACCAATGTAACAGTTACTGCTAATAATAGCACAAACGAAACGGTTTATCTTACTTTTGTAGATGATGCTACTGGAACACAGGGAATAGAAACAGATACCGATCTGTCATATAATCCAAGCACTAATACTCTTACAGTTGGTACTGTTGTTGGTAATATTTCTAGTGCCGATCAAGTTAAAACTGTTAGTGCGAATAATACCGGAGCTCATTATTTAACATTTGTAGATTCAAATAACGGATCTGCCACTAATGAAACTGTAAGAACAGATGGAGATCTCTCCTATAATGCTGCTACAAATCTTTTAACATCTCCAAATGTCACAGCTACTGGAACAGTTACTGCTGGACATATTGATGTAACAACTCTTACAAGCACAGGAAACGTAACAGTTGGTGGTGATCTTACTGTGGCTGGTACTACAACCACAGTTAATTCTACTGTTGTAGAAATTGGTGACAATATTATCCGAGTAAATACCAGTGGTCTTCCTACTGGTGGTCTTGAGGTTAGAGAAAGTGGTACTACCAACTACAAGCAATTGGTTTGGGATAAAGTTGATGGTAGATGGGAAGTTGGGTCTGAAAACCTACAAGCAAATAGATTCATTTCTACGGTATCGAGTCCAACAGCTCCACTAGAAGTTGCTTCAACAGGACTTGTTACAAACCTAAATGCTGATCTTTTGGACGGACAACATGGCTCACACTATCTTAATTGGAATAATTTCACGAATTTTCCCGATCCTGTTATTACTGTAAATCTTACTGGAGACGTAACAGGTTCAGGATCATACACATGGACAGATCTTAGCGGTGATCCAACAATTAATATCAGTAGTATTACTGTTGGTGGTGTTCAGCCTAATAGCGTTGCCCTTAGTGGAGACACTACTGGAGATTATGTAGAAAGCGTAAATGTTTCTGGTACAGGTTTATCTATTGATATTACTAGCGGAGAAGCTCAAAAGCCAACAATTACAAGTAATGCTACTCCAGCTAACACAGCAGATACTATTGTAAGCAGAGACTCTAGCGGAAACTTTAGTGCTGGCACTATTACTGCAAGTCTAGCTGGTAATGCTAGTACAGCCTCAAAGCTTGCTACAGCAAGATATATCGAGCTTACTGGAGATGTTGTTGGTAGTGGTCTCTTTGATGGAAGTGCAAATATTCAAATTAGCACTACTGTTGAGGGCGCTGGTACAGTAACACTATCTAATGAGGCATCCGATACTGACAACTATCTTACATTTGCGAATAATGCTACCGGTGATCAGTCACTTAAAACTAATGTTAATATTAGATTTGATGCTAGTAATAATAAGTTACTAGGTACGTCTTCAGGTAGCACTACACCAACAACTAGACTAGAATACTTCTTGATCGACGGGGGCACACCATAGTAAGGAGCTCTCCATATGAGTGTAAAAGGTGGTCCAAAGATTGTATCAGATGGATTAGTATTTAATCTAGATGCTGCTGGTGCTGTGAGTGATAAGGGATATGATCCTGAAGGATTAAGGATTGAATATCTTATTGTTGCTGGCGGTGGCGGCGGTAGCGGTTGGGGAGATGGTGTTGGTGGCGGTGCTGGTGGCTTTCTTTTAAATTCTACTAAGTTAACTGCTGGAACTCATACCGTTACTGTTGGTGCTGGTGGTGGAAGAGGTACTAATAGTAGTGGATCAAGAGGGTCAAATGGTGGAGATAGTCAAATTGGTGCTTCTTTAATTGCATATGGCGGTGGCGGTGCTGGATGTAAGACTATTCAAGATGGATTGGATGGTGGTTCTGGCGGTGGTGGATACGGCAATAATGCTGTTCCTCATGGTATTGGTGGCTCTGGAGTACCTGGACAGGGAAATGATGGTGGAGATGGTACTGCGTCGTATAGAGGCGGTAGTGGCGGTGGTGCTGGAGAAGCTGGTCTTGATGGGACTCTTGCTGTTGGTAATTTATCTAGTATACCTGGAGCGAGAGGAAGAGTGGCTAAAATAGATTATATATGGGCATACTATGCTGGAGGAGGAGGAACCGGAGGATTAAGAGGAGATCCTTCTGGTGGTTTAGGAGGAGGAGGAAAAGGAGGAATAATTAATCAAGATGGTACTGCTGGAGGAACTAATACTGGAGGAGGTGGAGGTGGAGGAGGTACTTACAGCACCAGGGCTACATTTGGAGGAAATGGTGGTTCTGGTATAGTAATGATTAGATACAGAGGAAAACAAAAAGCTACAGGTGGAGATTCAATAGTTTATAAAAATGGATATACAATTCATACTTTTACTAGTAGTGGTAGTTTTGTTCTTGATGAAGCTGTTGATGGTTTAAGTACTAGTAAGACTGTTAGTATCTTAAAAAATATGGGTGCAAGCGATTACAAAACTGGTAATAAGGGCTATTTTAGTTTTGACGGAAGCAATCAATATATCGAAGTTCCTACTACTTTTACACAAACCAACACTAGAACCGTAGTTTTATGGGCTAGGATTACAGGTAACTATAACGCTACTGGTAACACAAGAGTTCCTATATTATCTTATTTTATCAATGGTTCTACCAGTAATAGAGTTTGGCTTGGAATTGAAGAAAATAAGTTTAGAATGCATGGATGGGGTACTACAGACCCATCCGGTACATCGAATATCAACGACGGAGAATGGCATCATTTAGTTTGGACCTATGATTATGTGGGCCAAATTATGAATCTATATGTTGATGGTGTTTTAGAAAATGGCAATTTTTCTACTAGTAGTCAAGCTGGTGTGGTCGTAAGCTCTAGTCATAAATATTATATAGCTTATTTCAGAGATACTTATTCTAGTTTTCCTATCGGGTATACACAAATGGATCTAGCTGTGTTTAAGTTGTATAATAAGATACTAAGATCAGATGAAGTTTTAGATAATTATAATGCTACTAAAGGGAGGTTTGGATTATAATGGCAAATAAGTATGGACCTAAAATTAATGATAATGGACTCGTATTTTGCTTAGATGCTGCTAGTAAGAAGACCTATCCTACTGATGGATTAGATGTTGAATATTTAGTTGTTGCTGGAGGAGGTGGTGGAGGATCAAGAGATTCTGGTGCTGGAGGGGCTGGAGGATTATTAACTGGAGCTGGTAATGTTACTATAGCTACTGGGACTTATAATGTAGTTGTAGGTGCTGGAGGTGCTGCTGGTGTTGGAAATGGTAGCGGAGCTGGAAATGGTAGCGACAGTTCTTTTTTAGGGACTACAAGTACAGGAGGAGGTAGAGGAGGTCAATATCCACCAAAGTATGCTGCAACTGGCGGTTCTGGAGGAGGTGGTCACAATGGTGCTGCTGGAGCTAATGGAACAGCGGGTCAAGGAAATAAAGGAGGAGATGGAAATACCCCTAATTCTTCTTATAATGGAGGAGGAGGTGGAGGTGCTGGCGGAGAAGGAGGAGACTCATTAAGCGATAGTGTTAGTGGTGGAGATGGTGGTATAGGTAGATATTTTGGAGATAAATACGGCACATCTTTAGGTGATGACGGATGGTTTGCTGGTGGTGGTGGTGCTGGAGGAGAACAAGGCGGGTCAACAGATGGTACTGGTGGAAAAGGAGGAGGAGGAGATGGTCATATCACAGCGGCTGATGACGGACAGGCTAACACTGGAGGTGGTGGAGGATCGAATAGAAACTATGTGACTGGTTTAGTTGCTGGCAATGGTGGATCTGGAGTTGTAATTATCAGATACAATGGACCACCAAGAGCAAAAGGTGGAGATCTTATATTTAATCATAGAGGATATACAGTTCATGTTTTTAATAGTAGTGGTAGTTTTATTCTTGGGGAAACTGCTGCTGATTTAAGTAATAGTAAGATTTTCGGTAATTTTGAGAATATGAGCAGTAGTGATTATTCAACAGGAAATGCGGGCTATTTTGGTTTTGATGGAAGTAATCAAGCTATTAATATTCCTAATTTTGATGTTTCAACTTTGGGTGGAAATTTTACTTTATGTTCACTTATGAAACCAATATCTTCTGTATCTTTGATTTTTTCTTCTCTAGATGTTAGTCTTAGTTCTTCAACAAAGAATTTTTCTTTTTATTTTTACGAGACGGCCTCTTATGGAATATCTGCAAATGCAATGAGACTACAATTTGGACGATCTAGTTGGGCCTGGCAGGTATATGGTTCTAATGGGCTGTCTCTTTCAAAAAACAATTGGTACTTTGTTGCTGTTTCAGCGGCGAATTTAGATACCAGCACACATACTATAAAATTCTATGTTAATGATCAAGTTATTAATGGAACAAAGTGGACTGGATCAACAGCTAGTCCTATTAACTATGGTGGAGATATATCTAATTCTACTTTTTTAGCTAGGAATTATACTGCAAGTGCTCCTACATATGCTAATAGTTATCATGAAATAAATATAGCTAATCTTCAAATATATAATAGGACTTTATCTGACGGTCAAGTGTTAGACAATTTTAACTCAATAAGAGGGAGGTACGGAATATAATGGCACACTTTGCACAAATAGACGAAAACGGTACTGTTCAACAAGTAATAGTAGTAAACAACGACAATTGCTGTGGAGGAGAGTTTCCCTCAAGCGAAAGTTGTGGGCAAGCGTTCATCAACCAGCTTGGTTTAGCGGGAACATGGAAGCAAACCAGCTATAACAGCAATTTCCG